CTACATTTCCGTTACCTAAATAAACTTTAGCTTTCTTTGCTTCACGTTCTTCTTGTGTTTGACTATCAGTTAAAGAAACGTTTTGACCAAATTGATTTGGTTCATCATTTACTGAAACTGTGAAGTTATAATAAACTTTACCATCTTTACCTGAAATAAACTTTTCTTTTGGTAAAGCATCAACTCTCATACTTACATTAATAATTGCACTCATATTTTTTTATTTAAAATTTGCTTACCTTTTTTTCCTGTTGTCAGCTATTCAGTTTTAATTGTGTATATTAAGTTATACAAATATGCATAATAGTAGAAAAATTGTATAATATAATGTACAAATATATTATTTTACTTTTAATAATTCGTCTTTAACTAATTTTGCTAATTTATATTTATTTTCAATAGTTGCAATATTACCACCATTTTTTAAATATTCAATAGCTTTATTAAATTCTGGTGTATTTTTATTTAACCATTTTAAATCTTCTTCAGTTTTTACTTCTTTATCGTGTTTATTAGTTGCATCAGCATCTTGTGTATCATCAATCAAAAGTAAGTTACCTAATGCGTATTTTTTACCATAAGAACTTGCAGAACCAAACTTCTGTGGCATTTGCATTCCTTTTTGTTCTAAATCAACACCAACTAATGCAGTAGCTTTTATTTCATTAACACCATTATTATCTAATATAGTTGCAGTTGATAATAACATTGGTATTGTATTGGCAACAAAATCGTTTGTTATTAATTCTTCTGTAATTATAAAACTAACTTCATATTTTTCATTAAATGGTTTTAATGCTTCTAATATATCTTCAGCACTTCTAAAGTTATATTTACCAAAACTATTAAATTTTGATTTGTTTGCTTTAAATTCTTTTTGAATTAAAGATAGTTTTTGATTTAAGTTTAAGTCTTTCATTATTTTGTTTTTAAGTTGTATAATTCTTTTTTAATTATTGTTTTGTAATCTTTTGGGCAATCATCATCTGCTAATTCAAAACAGTATGTTTCTAATGTACTTAATAAGTTTTCTAATTCGCAAATCTTGTTTTGCATTGTTTCAATTCTAAATCTGTTGTAGTCTAATAAATCTTTCATTTGTTATTTGTTTTTAATTATGGTACAAATCTAACTATTAAATTAATACAAAAATAAACTTTAACTTTTCTTTAACATTTAGACAAAAAAAAGGATGCTAATTAAAACATCCTTCTTTGACAAAAACAATTTAAAAACATTATGTAAATTTATGCAGAATATTTACTTTTTGTTTGTAGTAATCAATCATATCAATTAATTCTACATCAGCAAATTTAACTATTTGTTTTGATTTTAAATAAAGTTCTTCAGCTAACTTATTACCAAGATATAAACTATATTTATATTGTTCACCTGATTTGAAAACGTTGCAACCCATACATTGAACTTGGCAGTTATCTTCATCCCATCGTGTTGCATAATTTGTTCTACTCATAAAATGACCGTTTTGTAGCTTTTTCCAATGGTCTTTTTTACCACAAGTAACACATTCAGCTATTTCATTTTTAGCATATCTTAAACGAATGTATTGACTAAAAACAGTATCTAATTCTTTTATTAGATTTTTCCTTAATGGTTTTTTACTTGTTTTAGCCATATAATATATAATTTATTTAATTCAAAGATATATAATATATTAAATATAATAATATATATTAAATAAATAATTTTAAAATATTAAATCTATATTTATAAATCAAATATAATAAAATTAATAATATAAATAAATAAAAATATTTAACTAAACTTTCTTTTTTATCTATTTTCTTTTCTTTTAATACTTTTGAAGTAGAAACAACTTGCTTACTATGCTTTATTTGTTGTTTTAAAGCGTTTTTAGACACTTTCTTTTGATTTGTATGTAAACTATTGTCTTTTGTTTTTTTGTGTCTTATTTTAACGTTTTTATAAGTTTTACCATTTACAACTATTTCTTTGTTGTTGTCTATTGGTTCAAATATAAATTCTTCTTCAGTTTTATCTATTTTAGAATTGTTGTTTATTTCAGTATTTTCATTTGTTTTTATTTCTGTTTTTACATCAACAACTGAAATACTATCTTTTTTTTCTTCTATTGTTGTTTTATTAACTTTTCTTGAACCACAAGATATAAATAATAAACTAACTAAAATATAAATCAGCTTCTTCATTTCTTCTATTTGTTAAACCATTAAGAACTTTACCACCAGCTTTATTCCATCTTAAAAATTCATCTTTAATAGTCAAATCATCAGGGTTTCTATTTACTTTTTTTAACAAAGTACTTGAACTAAAATTACCAGTTCCAACATTATAAGCAAAACTAACTAAAGCATTAAATTGATTTTGATTTATATTTGATGTTACTAATGTATCTACTCTTTTTGCAAATCTATTAGCTACTTCTTTAAACATATCAAATGCTTGTTGTTTAGTAATATCTTTATCTAATAAAGTTACTCTTTTACCATCAGGATAATATGTATTTCCATAACCTATTGTTGGTATTTTTGCTGGACACAAATATGGTTTTAATTTTAATCCTTCGTGTTTTGTTATAAGCAAATAACCTTTATTATCTAATATCATTTGTTTGATTTTTTATAGCTTTCAAATTGCTTTTTTAATGCTTCGTGGTCTTTTTCTAATTGAATATATTTGCCTTCTAATACATCAAATTTATCTTTCCAATATTTACTTGCTTCTACTTCTTTTGCGTATGCTAAATATAAATCATTAAACTGCTTTTGTAAACTTCTAACATCATTTCTTAAATCTGCAATATCTTTAGTTTGTTCAACATTACAAGCTCTTAATTCATCCCTATCAGTTTTTAAATCTTCAACTAAAGCATCATAAATATTTTGAACTTTAGTTAAGAAGTCACCATTACTGTTTTTTATTTCTACTTTTTTAGCTTGTTTACCACCAAAAACCCAAGCAATAGGTATTGATATTGTACTAACTATTGCAACCCAATTTTCTAATAACCAAATCATAAATTTATATTTATATTTCTTTATCGTAAAATTCTTTTGTTTCAAAATTGTAATATGGATTTTCCATATAAACTTCTAAAAGCAAATCAATAGCTATTTCATTTTCAAGCGTTGGCTCATCTTCACGGCAGTATAATAATTTGCCAGTATATTTGTCTATTATTGATTTCATATTAATCTGTTATTTGAATTCCTCTATATATTATATTATCAGTTGTGAGTGTTAATGTGCAAGTGACAAAGAAATATAAATCAGCAGCTAAATTGTAAGTAAACTGACTTAAAACAGTTGCATTTACTCCTACTACATTATCATTTGGTGTTCCTGTACTTACATTTAATACAAAAGCACTACCACCATTTAAAACAATTTCACGTTTAAATTTCATAGTAGCATTTGTAGTACCAAAACCTACAGTTGAAATAATAGTTGCACCCGTCAAAGTATTTGTAGTATTAATTTCTAAATTATGAGTTGTTGCAGCACCGGAAGTTTTAGCTACAATAGCACTAAAATTTAAAAAATCACCTGCAGTAAAAGTATTAGCTGGAATAAAATAAGTAGCTATAATAGTTTTAGTAACAGTTCCAGTATGCGTAACTTGTGGTGTTAAATTAAATAGTTTTCTTTGTCTTAAAGCTAATGCATCAAAAACAGCGTTTTGACTTGGTGCAATAGTTGTAACTCCATCTGTAATACTATCAGCTACCTTTGCATCAGCATATTCTTTTACTAATCTATTAGTTGGGTATTTACTTGTAGAAGTATCTAATGTTGTGTTTTCTTTATTAGCTATATTTTCAGCAGTAAAACCTAAAGCGTTTTGTTTACCATTAAATGTACTCCAATCTGTTGAACTTAATGCACCTCTATTTGTAGCACTTGCAGTTGGTAAATTAAATGTATGTGTATCAGTAGCAGATGAAATTGCAAAATCAGTTCCACTTGTTCCAACTGCTAAATTTTGAACTTGTTGTGTTAACCCATTCAATGCTGTTAACCCTGTTGTGAATGTTGTAAGCACCTCACAAAGATTTCCATTCTCTGTATGTAATGTTATAGTTCTTCCACTTGTAATTACATATATTCTAACTGCTAATCTATCAGTAATAAGTAATGAAGTTTGGGGAACAGGAATTGAAGTAAAGTATTGGTCAACAGTTGTACCATTTGTAATACCTTCAGGATTTGCTGAACCACTTGCAACAAGCGTAAATACATTTGTAGCACTAACTTTATAAA